GCCGTTACGACAGTCAGAGTGTCACCAGTGTCATGCTTAAAAAGGACGTTGCCTTGCTCGCCGCGATGAAAAGCCATGGTCAGAGTTCCTCGATGTATTCAAAGGTCACACGGACCTGAGTTTGGAAGTAGCCTTCAGGAGCTGGTGAACCCAGAACCTCAGGACCTGTTGCTGCATCGAAGTAAACCCCCGACACGTTCATCCTATTGTAAAGGTCTCGAACACGTTTGCCGATCATATAATTAACACCAGGGCCAACGCCTTTTGCTGAAAAAATGTTGATCAGTAATAAGCCAACAATTCGATTGTCTGAAGACGTAGCTCCGCCAAGACTTAAATATTCATTAGAGCCAAAACTCACTAAGCATTGAGCCCACGAAGAGTTTGGGGTTGGCTTATAAGCCATGTTGTGAAACACAACTGGAATCACCGGAGCATTTGCAAGCTCAGCGGCCAGCCTGCCCTCAATGACGGCTCTGACTGCATTTAGGTCTGCGGCTGCCATTAGTCTCTCCTCTTAATGCGTTCATACTGCTCCTTCGACCACGATTCAAGCTCCTTGCCGATTAGCTCAGGGAAACCGGCGATCGTGTTTTGTCTTGTCTTGAACTCTCCTCCCCAGGATGGTGGCAGATTGTTGCCAAAACAAACCGGCTCGGCGTATTCGACCCCATTGCTTACTACTCCTTCGTAAGGCTCAATTTTATTTTGCCAACCCCCTCTTAACCTTTCTGTGTCTACTGGCGTTTTTTCTTTGACTCGTTTTTCCCATTCAAGAGTCGTGACTTTGACAAGCTCTTGAACTTGCTCGCCCATGAAATCGCCAATCTCACCAAGCTTGATGTTGCGCGTCACGATTAGGCCCTCAAAATAAATTCGTAGATAAGCGGTTCATTGTCTTGCTCAATGGTGTCGATCTTAATCACTTCATGCGAAACGCCAGAAATCAAAACGCGGTCTTGCGTGGTCGGGACAGCCGCCGCGTCAGCCGCTGCGATGATTAATCGTTTATCGCCAGACTGGATCAGCTCATTCACCTCTCTATCCGATACACCCTGCAACACCCCTTTGATTTCATTGCTGCTGGTGCTGTCACTGATCTGCCCTGTTGTTGTGTCATAAGCGCCACCAGATACGGTTTGAACCGTAACGTCACCGCCTAGGCTCTTCATCGCGTTTTGCGCTGCTTTCTGCAACGCGCTAGACAATGCCATTAAATACGGTAAGCCACAACGGCCCCCCCGTTCAATTTGATGCTGGTAAAGACTCCATGAATCTCACAGCTTGATTTGAAAACAACTGAACTCAAAGCATTGCCGGTGAAGTTTTCACCAACGAGCGTATGGAACTCTGAATCCTCTAGTGATACAATCTTCCAAAAACGACCCGTATGCACAGCGGTATCGCTGATGAAATGCGGGTTGAGATACTCGTAGCCTGGATAGCTCATCGTTAGCTCCTTCTGATTGCAATGTTGCCTGGTCCGCTGATTCTAAGGCCGGTTAGCAGGCGTTCATACATTGGCGGCACCCGGTCAGCTCCGACCGCGCCTGATGTCAGGTTTGGCGTGATGCTGATGCTTCCGATCGACACGCTCTTGTAATCCTCAAGCCCACTCAGGCCAATGCCGTCCTTATTGTTGTGCAGATAAACCGCCAGCTCAATTTGAGCCCGCTGAATCTGATCTGGGATCTCGGTGTCTGTGTAATAATCAGCCGTGATCGTAAACGGGAAGCCGGTTGAATATCGGCTTGAATACGTGTCCGGCTTTCGCACTCCTGTCCGTGGCCATTGCAATGCCTGCGTATCGGTTGCGCGAGCACCAAGGAACCGCTCACGGTCTAGGCGTTGTGCAGCAGCTGCAAGCGCCCTGTTTCGTGAATCAACGTTACCTGTGCCCCATTTTGAGGCATCAGAACCCAACACCATTGCATCCACCAACGCATCAGCGTCAGTCAGCGTCAGGTAAGAGTTTGCGTTTGCGGCTCCTGCTGTTGCGACGATTACTACTGCCATCAGTCGATTCCTGTTTGCTGGTCTCCTCCGGTGCCGGAGCAGCAACAGCCTTGGCGGTGGCTGCTGCTGCTTCCTGCTCCTTCGCCTTCCTCCTAAAAGCGTAGAGCCCCATGGTTATGAGGCTGCAGCCTTCATCACTGCAAAGTTAATGACCACGGCCTCACCAGCGGTTGAACCGAGGTTTGAGAGTGTGACATCGAAACTTCCTGCAGCAGTGGCGGACACAAACGCCAGATAGAGCCCTGTGCTCGCGCCAGACTGGACGCTGACCAGAACCACGTCACTAGCGGTAACAGAGCTGTTGGTGACGGTAAAAGTCACCTCAGCGTTACCGGCCAGTGATGCATCGTCAGTCGTGATAGCCCCTGATGGAGCGTTCACGGTTACGCCTGTTGCCTTGCTTGTGAGCTGGGTTACAGCCCCGCCGGAGGTATAGCCAATGGCCAGCCCGGCGGATGTCTCAAAGATACTTGCCATGATTGATCAATCCATTGAAGAAACGACGGTTGCACGCACGATTCCAATATTCTTGGTTTCGTACACTTTGCTCCAGTTGGAAGCAGTTGCTAACTGGGTGCGATTTGGGTTTGCATCAGTCACGGCCCACTTTGCGCCCACTGGGTGGTAGACGTAATGAAGATCGATTGACATTGCATCAGACTTTTGCAAGATGTCCCGGTCAGTTTCGGTCTGAATGCCAGCCTGCTCGCCGCTGCCAACGCTGCCCTGAGAGAACATGTAAACGGCGTATTCAGTCGATGCACCAGATCCAACGGTGTTCACGTCATCAGAGACGATGACTCGCATCCCCAAGTAGGTCGGGACTGTGACCTCTCCATAGGCGTTAGCGATTGACCCGCCGGATGCAGTTGCATCCCCGCCGGCAACATCTGTTGCCTTGACATAATCAACAGCACGACGTTCCACCAACTCGTAATAGGTCTTTGAGTGCATCACGATTGTGTTCAGCTTTTCGCCTTGATCACCGAGCAATGCACGGGCCTGCGAAACCTGACGGGGGCTGAGCGATGTTGGAGTATCGCCAGATTCACCGTCGATCGTTAGCTCAAAGAACGCGGCAGCAGATGACGTGTTGTTGACCGGGCCAAACACACCGCTGAGACATGCGAGCAAGTCCTTTTGACGCTGATGGTTCACATAGTTAGCCATCTTCTGGCCAATAGCTGCCATCGGGTCAGAACCAGCTGCAAGGGCAGCAAGGTCGCGTGATTCAAACGCACGCCCTCTATGGAGCACCACGCCTACTTGCTTGTCAGCTGTGATCTTGCCTGGAGTCAGCGAAGAGCTGTCAGACAGAACTTCAAAGTCACCCGCCAAATTTGCGTTGTAGAACGGGATATTGACGAAATCGCCACCATCCTCAGACGCATTAAGCTGCGCCAATGGTTGCACAACACCGCTTTGCAAAAAAGAATCACGGCGTGTGGATTCTTCAATTAAGTATGGAGTGAAAATCTCCGGAATAATGATGTCAGAGCGCAGAACCGCCATGACTAACCTCCTAAAAAATGGTTGTTTATCTTTCGGGCGTAACCCTTGCGGTTCTGCGTAGCTTCACCTTCGCTACATATTAGCGGTTTGCTGCATTTTTAAGCCGGTCGTACAAATCTCGATCTGTTTTATAGAGTCGTGACTGCTCTGTGAGGTTGAAATTTTCAGCGGTAAACGGGTTCTTTGTGCCCGGTGTGATCTCACCGCTAGCCCTTGACGATGGAGCGCCGCTGCCCTGCGGCTTTGGTGCTTTTTGCATCCATGCCGGTGTTTTGGCCTTTGCCCATTCCCCCACTGGGGTGCGCTCGTAGCCATCAACCACCACAACGGTGCCATCTGGCTCCCGTTGAATTTGGTCCCGCTTTAGCTGGGTGTTAAGCACCAGTTGAGGGTCATGCACCACATCAGACAATGCGCTGACTGCCGGCGCCATCAACTCAAGCTCTTGTACTCGATCGGTCAGCTCCTGAATCTGCTTGTCTTTTTCAGTGGCTGATTCCCTGAATTGCGACTCAAGCGCGGCTTTGGCCTCAGCGTATTGACCTTTGCTTTCAAGTTGCTGTTGCTCGGCATTAGCCTTGAAATCAATTAGGGCCTGAACATCAACGTCAGCAGCTTTTGCTTTGTTCAGCTTGCCGATCAGCTCATAATTCTTTCGTTCTAACGCTTCAACGCTTTTCTTTAGCGCTTCGACATCGGCTGTTGGTTGTTCTTGCTCTTGAGACGTAATCTCGTCGGTCATGTGAAACCCGTAAGGCTTATTTGCCTCACCACTTTACTTTATCCGCCCAATAGGCTGCAGAGGTTTTGCCTTTAGCGATGTTTTTGGCGTGTCGCGCTTTGAATGATGAGCGTTTTGCCTTATCAGCTGCTGATTCACCTTTTCGGGGTGGCTTTGGCTTTGCGCCCTGCATCCCGAAACGAATCAGCTTGGGTTTGCCGGCAACCTTCACCACGACAGCGTGAGACTTGCCGCTCGAATGGCTTGGCGTTCTGATCGGCTTGTTGTAACCGTCGAACGTATGGCCGCCGCGCTTGATGCTCACTTCCTCTTAGGTGCTGCTTTCAACTGTGACCTGCGCTTCAGGACTGGGTTGCCTGTTGACTCTGATTTGATCTTTACAACTGGATCATCAGCAGTGCCGACCCTAACGATGTTGCCACCTCTAGGGCCTTTGATCGCTGCCCTGGCCCCGCCCATTGCGGTAACAGTGCCAAACGTGCGCTTGCCTTGATAAACCCAGCTGACTCGCTGCCCTTTTCTCATTTCTTCTTACCGCCTTTCTTGGTGCCTTTTGGCTTCTTATAACCGCCGCATTTCATAGCTAAGTCGCTGCTGCTCTCATTCTACGGTTGCCCGTACCTTGCCTTTAGCTGCTTCAACGTCAGCTCTGAACCATCATTCGCGACAAACTTACGGATTGCATCTTCTGGCCCGTATTTCTTCACCAGCTTGTTCCAATAAGGGATCCTGCTAGGCCCCAAAACATCGCGCTTTACGTTGTCGCCTTGCTCCTGCAACCATTCCCCATAAGACTGATTCGCCGGAACCGTCCGCGTCTTGGCTGCTTTGCTCATCGGCCCTGAAATAATGCCCGGCCTGCGTATTGCGCTAGGTGGCGGTTCAGGCATCCCTAGCGCTGCATAATCGATCTCTGGGACGGTCGTTGATCTGCAGTTGAAATGTTGCGGGGGTGTTGGCCCCTTGCCGTACTCAAACACCTGCTGATCTAATGCCCTACAGCGTGCCGAGGTTCGTGAATCCAGCGTTGCAACGTATCGGTACCTCTCGGTGGTCTCAACGTTCGCCTTGTAGGTGGCTTGGCTGGTTGCATTTGCCACCTGATTGACGCTTGTCCTAACCAACGTGTTCACCTGATGGTTGGCCACTGCTGTGAGCTGCCCGCCTGCCTGCGCTAGTTGCCGAACTGATAGCGGCCCAAAATCAGCGAATTGCAAACGGCCCTTTAGGCGTTTCGCCATTTGTGGCCCTGAGTCGCCTGCTAAAAACCCAGACTGAACAGTTTTCGTAAACAGCTCAGCTTGAGATTCAGCGATCCCCCTGAATGCTTTCGATACGGTCGAGCCGTTCGGCAAGGTGATTTGAGCGCCCTGCGTTGCTGTCAGCCTGAACGTTGCCGGTGATGGGCCTACGGCTTCCAGCAGGTCATCAGACAAAACATTCAAGCCAATCTCAATCGGATCTGTCATCACAACAGCACGGGCAAAAGCAGGATCAATCTGCAGCGCTCTGACCTGATCAGCCAGCCGCTCTGGCACCATCTCCAGCAGCTGCGCCCTGATGAACTGCTCTTCAAATGTGGCCAGCCCCTGCAGCTCACCTGCCAGCAACGCGGAGCTTTCGCCAGCCCAGTT